GGGTGGTGTCGGAACAACTTGGAAGACTGCTGACGAGGTTGATTTTAGACGTTCTACACAACAGGAAGCCGACAAAGAACACTTGGATGCTCCACACATCGAAAAGGTTGCCTATTCCGTAGGCAAGGTGATTTCTGATAAGATAGATTTAGATAATATGAAAGGCCGTAACGACTCAGGATTTGATGGTGACAAACGATTCGGTCAGATGAGAAATCGTGGTCATGATCCTCGTGCTGACATGCATGGAAGATTTGGTGGCTCTAATCCTATGGCTGGTGATGCAGGCATGATGGGCCGTATGGGAATACAACCAACAGACAACCAAAGAGAAGCCGCCGAAATCAAGGCCAACGCCGCCAGATGGCAACATAAGCTGGTCGATCCTAAGATGCTGGGTCGAGGAATGCCTAATTCTATGGACAACATGAAAGGCCGTAGCGACGCCGGTTATGATGGAAGTAAAATGGATACCAGCGTCTTCAAGTCGGATGACGCCGACCTAGATTCATTGATTCAGAAGCAAGACCTTATAAACTACGCCGCCCAAATTAATCAGACGGCTATCGCCAAGGATACCAAGCCTGCCGAGAAACCTCAAGACGCCATGCAAAAACTCTTTACAGAACTAAAATCTCATGATAAAGATGGTGCCAAGGATACTAAAAAAGAGAAGCATGACGCTGGTCCTGTGACTCCACCCGACGAACGAATTAAAAAATTGTTCACAAATTACGGTGGCATCGGCCACGGTCCACAATAAGGAAGTTTTAAATGATATTTATTGGTGATATCCACGGCGACACCAAGGCGTGGAAACAGCTTATTCAGGGGCATGACAAGACGATTCAGGTGGGGGATTTTGGGGCTGGCTTCGTGCCGGTTCCCGATCCGCAGGATATTTCCTTGGATCATATGTTCATTCGTGGTAATCATGACTCGCCCCATGCGTGTCGCAACTCGTCGCGCTGGATTCCTGATGGCACCTACGATCCCAAGTATCGTATGTTCTTGATGGGTGGTGCCTTCTCCATCGACTGGCAGCAACGCACTCCCGGTGTCTCATGGTGGGAAGACGAAGAACTGTCCTATGGTCAGCTTTGTGATATGATTGACCTTTATCAACAACATAAGCCTGAAGTGATGGTGACGCACGACTGTCCCGAAAACATGTGCTTTAAATTGTTTCCGGTGGAGACGAGCAAACATCATTTTCCAAACCGAACGTCAAAGGCGCTTGCGGCAATGTTCGAAATCCACCAACCTAAATTGTGGGTTTTCGGTCATTGGCACAGTTTCCGAAATGAAATCATCAACAACACCCAATTTGTGTGTTGTGACATTAATCAGGCGATTGATGTTGACTTGCCGACATATGAATGATAGGTTTTTGGGGTTGTCGTGCATGTCTTTTTAATGCAGACAGTCTCATTTTTTCCCTTGTTTCTTCCGCCACCACACCTTTCTTGCCTTTGTTCCATGGCACATTCCCCATTTTTGAAACACTTATTTTCTTAGCAACATCAATATTTTTTGAAGGATTATCTTCTTTCATCTGTTTACTTTTAAGTGGATTTGGAATTCCTTTATTCCAAACTTTTCTTCCTTTCAAAGATTTTTTCATTTTTTCAATTGTTTCTGTTGATAATTTTGTCCCTTTTTTTGGACTTGTTTTACCATACATTCCATTTTTTTCGCCACTATTTGCAATAGAAATTTTTAGTTTACCTTCTTCGGATAGTGATCCACATTCTCCACCCGAAGTTGAGTTATAACCATCATTAAATGTATTATAAACCCCTATCCAATATATTTCTCTTTCGGAAAGAATATTTGGGTCGTCTATGGTTTCTAATATTTCTAAGTTCCATGTTTCTAATGGATATTTTCTAATAGCTTTTGAAAAATGTAATTCTGATCCAGATTTAGCGGCAGACTTATGTTGAGTCCATCTTTTTTCTAGAGAATATTTTGTTTGACCTATGTATGATTTTGTGTTAATCTGATTTGTGATGCGATAAATAATCACTAGAAGCTGATTCTCCGTTAAGGGTTAGGTCTAGTGGATATTTCGAGTATCGCGACTAGATTAAATATTTATCCAAAGGGAGTCCTTAATATGAATGACAACACAAAAAATTGTATCCACGCCAGTATCCACGAATCAGATAAGGACATTGGCAACGACAACAAGAAGCCTGAAAAGTCAAACGCCATTCATGCTTCGATAAGACCAGACGACAAGACGGGTCAGGACAAGGATGACAAGCCTTCGAAGACTTCTTGGATCAAGAAGATTCTTACCAAGAAGAAGTGATTACATCTGATTGCGTCTATTTTCTTCATCGGCCTGCTGAATAGTCTTGGATACCATTTGAAGGGTTAAAGTCCTTTCAAATGGTATTTCATTTTCAATTTCTTCCAGAGAATAACCGTGATGATGCCGCAGGGCGAAGTTCGTGGAATAATACGCGCTTAGACTATTATGGATTAGAGATACAAAAAAAAATCCATAAGTGAGTTGAAAGTCAGGATTTTTTCATTTCCATTACTGTTTATATATTTCAGAGAATGGCGAATCGACGGGGTGGACAGCAGGAAGTCCTTAATTTTATGAAAGGTCTTCACGTCGAGGCTGTCAAGAAAATCCCGCAGTTCCAAGTGTGTCATATCAATATATTCGTCGTTACTGAACACCTTGTCAACACAATTTACGACCAATTCGAACAGGCCTTCCGCAGCCAGACGTTCCTTGAAGTCCTTGTTGTCATAGATCGAGGCCTTCGGATATCGCATCACCATCACCGTCTTGTCGTCCACCTTGATATTCTTGTCGGGGGCGTCTTCATTGAATTGAACCTCAACCTCTTCAAAATCAATCGAAAGAGGATACTCTTTTCCGTCTTCGACATCCTTGACGACGAAATTTTCCTTACTGTTGACCGAGGCGGCTCGGAGCCTCAGAAAAATATATTCCAGATCGAACAGTGGAATCTCATTGACATCGAAGTCTTCTTCCTGACAGCATACATTCACCACGTCCTTGATGGCCCTGAGAATATCATTGATATCCTTGCTCTCCTTGGCGAGAAGAAGAATCTTTTCCTCCTTGACGAGGTAACGCCGGAAGGCTAGTTTCTTTTTGTTGGAAGGCTGGTCAATAAAAAATATTGGATATATAATTTTAGGTATCATTTCAGTTCCTTATGCGCAACCGCCAATGCCCACTCTTTAAATGTGAATCCTACGGTTATTTTAAATAGGTTGTTGGTCTGTTCCCATGACAGCGGCGACGCCGCAAACATGATGGGTTTCGCTCTCGTCATGTAGGCCGTCTGGATGAGGGCTCCAGTATTGTCATAGATATTTATATCGATCTTGGGAGAGACAACATCGTCGTCATACATCGTCGTATATCTGGGAAGCGTGAAGGTGGTGGTGCTGCCGACCGTTGAGGTTCCTGACGTGGTGCTGGTCTCGGCAAAGTTATAAATTGAATTAATCCATGAATAAAAGAATGTGTATATGCTGCCGTTCTTATCCGCGATGAAGGTCATCTTGATGTCTCCAAAGACGGCGTTATATGGCTGCTTCACCATGGGGCCGAGACCATAACGACTTGTTTCGTTGGAAAGAAGCGCGACGACGGGCAGATTTACATGCTCGGCTCTGAGAGATAGAAGTCTAGGCAACTCCGACTGTAGGATTGAACTATTCTGGGTATTGGTGAATATTTTCGGCAGGGAGATATTCACATCAAATTTAGAGGTACTGGATACCCCATACTGTTGTATATTTGTCATGAAATCATTGATATTGAATGGCATCTCGTTCCCTTAAGTTTTAAGAAGAGAAGCCGCCCAGACGTACTCGGCAGACTTCTTTTTAAATCTATTTAATGGCAACAGGATGGCGTAGTCCCAAGCCGTGGGCGGAACATATTGGAAGGGACTTCTGATGTGGGCGAAGAGATATCGATGCACACAGGGTTTGAATAATTTAAACTGACCCGCCGCCTTGAGAATCTGGTAGGTGATGACCAGCTTGGAAGTCTTATCGTACTTGTTATTATTCATGGTCTTATAAAGAGCATCCATTAACTTCGCTCTCATGAACGGAGGAAGGTAATGGAGGTTGATGCCAAGAAATCCATCATTATAGAATTCAATCGGAAAGATCAGAGGGAATACGTCATAGTATTCCAGCGTCAGTTTATGCTTTGGATCATAGGCGAAGAAGTACAGCTTCCCGATAGAACTTGGACTGATCTGTTCGATGTTCTGGAAGGCGGTGGCATTCTTCTGAAAATCTTTTGGATTGACATACTTCGTGCCATAGGCCTTCTGTCGGAACCACTCTCGCGCTTCCTCCGCATCCTTCTTCAGGTCGAAGCCTTTCAGCCTGCCTTCCTTGCTCAATGTCTCGAATTTATAAACCATGAATCCTCTTGTTTTTCATATTTATTGAGTTTTTCGGATTGACTTCTAAGGGACATTCTGTTAGAAGTTTAAAACTGATTATGGGGTTGTGACATGATAACTAAAGCTGGAAATGAAAAGGTCATCGTTTGGCGGCTGGAAGATGCCTTCTCGGGAACAGGCGTCTTTAGTTACGGATGGCTAATGA